TGATGCAGAAATCGCTTGCGAAGATCCAGCCGCCACCGAGTGTGCCGTTGCAAGAATGCGACATGCCGTTCTTCAATAACGTCATCGACGAGTTCGCTCGGTCTGAGTGGACGGCGCACCAGTTGGAACTCGCTGCGATGCTGGCGCGGACGATGGCTGATCTTGAGCGCGAGCAGCGGTTGCTGCGCGAAGAAGGCTCGATGATGTTCACCGACAAGGGCACGCCTGTCGTCAACCCTCGCAAGACCATCGTCCAGATGAACGCCGGCACGATCTTGAGTTATCGCAGATCTTTGTCCCTGCACGCGCGCGCGCAGGGTGGAGACGCGAGAGACATCGGCGCACGGCGGTCTGCGGCCAAGATGATCGAAGCAGACAACCCTCTTGAGGACGATCTACTGGCGAGGCCGAACTGATGACACGCGGCGAAAAGGTCATCGCCTTCATCGAGACTTTCTGCCCTGTGCCGGAGGCGAAGAAGGTCGGCGAGCCGATGCGGCTCATGGACTTTCAGAAGCGGTTCATCCTCGACATCTACGACAACCCCAAGGGCACGAGCCGGGCTTACCTCTCGGTGGCCAGGAAGAACGGCAAGTCGGCCCTGATCGCCGGCATCCTGCTGGCTCACATCGTCGGCCCGGAGGCTCGGCAGAACAGCCAGATCATCAGCGGCGCGCGAAGCCGAGATCAGGCCGCGCTGGTCTACAAGCTGGCCGAGAAGATGGTTCGGATGTCGCCGCGTTTGCAGAAGATGGTCCGCATTGTGCCGTCGTCGAAGATGCTGATCGGCCTGCTGATGAATGTCGAATACAAGGCGATCAGCGCGGAGGCCGGGACGGCGCACGGCCTGTCGCCGGTGCTGGCGATCTTGGACGAGGTGGGCCAGGTTCGCGGCCCGAGGGATGCCTTCATCGAGGCGATCGAGACGGCGCAGGGCGCGCACGACAACCCTCTTCTGATCGCGATCAGCACGCAGGCAGCGACGGACGGCGACCTGTTCTCGATCTGGCTGGACGACGCCAAGACGGCCAAAGACCCGAGGATCGTGTCGCACATCTACACCGCGCCGGAAGGCTGCGAGATCATGGATCGCGAGGCTTGGCGTGCGGCCAACCCTGCGATGGGCGAGTTCCGCAGCTTGAGCGACATCGAGGACTTCGCGCGACAGGCCGAGAGACTGCCGGCGAAGGAGAACAGCTTCCGCTGGCTTTACCTCAACCAGCGGATCGAGGCGGTCTCGCCATTCTTGAGCAGGACCGAATGGGAGGCCAACTCGGGGCGGCCCGAGGTCGAATTCGGCGAGCCGTGCTACGCCGGCCTCGACCTGTCGTCGAGCCGAGACTTGACGGCCTTCGTGATGGCGTTTCCGCGCGACGACGGGTTCGACATCATCGGCCGCTATTTCATGCCTTCGCAGGGGCTGGCTGAGAAGTCGAAGATCGACCGCGTGCCCTACGACATTTGGGCGAAGGACGGCGAGATCATCCTGTGCGACGGGCCGGTCATCAACCCGGCGCTGGTTGCGCGAGAGATCGCCGAGTGTTGCGCGAATTACGATGTGCAGCACATCGCCTATGACCGCTGGCGAATCAATGACTTAAAGCGCGAACTTGATGCAATCGGATGCGGCGTGGCGCTGGTTCCTTTCGGGCAGGGCTTCAAGGACATGGCCCCGGCCGTCGACACGATCGAGCGGCTGGTGGCCGAGCGCAAACTGCGCCACGGCGGCCACCCGATCCTCAACATGGGTGCGGCGGGCGCTGTGATCGAGCGCGATCCGGCGGGAAACAGGAAGCTGACGAAGGACAAATCCATCAGCCGGATTGACGGCCTGGTGGCCCTGACGATGGCGGTCGGATCGGTTGCCAAGGTCGAGACCGTTGCAGCGACTTCGCCGTGGGATGACCCGTCGTTCCGCCTTTCGGCTTAGGGCTTTCAAATGTGGCCCATGTCGCCTATAATCCGCCCAGCATCTCGCGAGGGACAACATGGGGCTTCTTGATCGCTTTCGGAAAACCGAAACGCGGGGATCGATTGAAGACCCTCGCGTGCCGATTTCGACGACAGATTTCTTTCGCGTGATGGGTTGGGGTGAACTGGTCTCGGCATCAGGCGTCACCGTCAACATCGACAATGCACTCGGCGTGCCGGCCCTGTGGGCGGCGGTCAACTTTCTGTCTGGCACGCTGGCCGGTCTGCCGCTCAAGGTCTACCGAACGACGCGCGGCGGCTATCAGGAGGTTCGCCCGACGGCGGGCAACCAGTTGCCGGTGATCCTCGGCGAAGCGATCAACCCCGCCATGTCGTCTTTCGAGTGGCGCAAATATATGTTCGATCAGGTGTTCACTGGCGGGCGTGGGATCACTTACATCGAGCGCGATGGTGCTGGCAGGGTCGTGAACCTCTACGCGATTGATCCATCGCTGATTATGGTCAGGTTGCTGAACGGCCAGAAGATCTACGATGTCCGAGTTGGCACGAACACAACGCGCAGTTACCCTGCTGAAGACATCATCGACATCCCGTTCATGCTTGAGCACGACTTCGTGACTCATCGCGGCCCGATCATGACGAACCGGGACGCGATCGGCATGGCTATCGCGGCCAGCCGTTACGGCTCAAAGGCGTTCCAGTCGGGCGGCGTGCCACCTGCGGTGCTGCAAGGTCCGTTCACAAGCGGAGCGGCGGCCACGCGGGCCTCTGACGACGTGGCGCAGACGATGGCAAAACTCGCCCGCGACGGTCGGCCTGTGATGGCCCTGCCGCTCGGGCATGAACTCAAGTCGATCGGCTTCAACCCGGAGCAGATGCAACTGATCGAGTTGCAGCGGTTCTCGATCGAGCAGATCGCGCGGATCTACAGCTTGCCGCCGATTTTCCTTCAGGATCTGACGCGCGGCACCTACTCGAACACCGAGCAGCAGGATCTCCATTTCGTCAAGCACACCGTCAAGCGGTGGGTCGAGCAGATGGAAGCCGAATTGAACCTCAAGCTGTTCGGGCGCGGTTCGCCTTACTTCGTCGAGTTCGACCTTGATGGCCTGATGCGCGGCGACCTGAAGACCCGGATGGAGGCGCACGCGACATCAATCCAGAACGGCATCAAGACGCCGAACGAGGTTCGCAAGATCGAGAACCTGGCCCCGCTCGACGGCGGCGACCAGCTATTCATCCAAGGCGCGACCGTGCCGCTGGCCGGGCAGGCGGCGGTTCAAGCAGCGGGGCAGGCTGATGCCGGTTCCGAATGAGGCGATGAAGGAAGAAGCCCAGCGCGGGCTTGATTGGCGACGGGAGTTCGGTCGCGGCGGCACCGAGATCGGGATCGCTCGGGCGCGCGACATCGTCAACGGGCGAGATCTTTCGCAAGAAACCGTGCGCCGGATGAAGGCTTACTTCGATCGGCACGAGATTGACAAAGAGGCCGAGGGCTTTCGGCCTGGCGAAGACGGCTACCCGAGCAATGGGCGGATCGCTTGGGCCTTGTGGGGCGGTGATGCAGGAAGATCGTGGGCGAACGCGAACATCGAAAACGACCAAGATGAGCGTTTTGGCCGCGAGACACGGCCTTATCCTGGCGAACACGCGGCGCGTTTGCGAGACCCTGATCTCTTTGATCGCTTCGTCCGAGAGAACGATCAAGGTGGCGAAGGGATCGATTTTATCCTTGGAATCAACGAAGAAGGCTCTGAAATCCAGTCAATTAGGTTTGATTCTGGCCTATTTACTGTCGAAGAAGCCAAAAAATGGCTTGATGAGCATGACTTCGTGCCGATCTTGTTCGAACCTGCGCTGCCTGTGGACGATAGAGCGCGCGATGTGATACACTCTCCTTCGGAGGTCGACATGAGCGACAAGGAAATCCGCAGTGGCGTTCCAGTTGAGGTTCGCGCCAATGAGGCCGGTGACATCATGGTCGCCGGCTACGCGGCTGTGTTCGGTCAAGAGACCAACATAGGTGGAATGTTCATGGAAAGCATCGAACGCGGCGCGTTCAAGGATGCCATCGGTCGAGACGACGTTGTGTTCCTCATCAACCACGAGGGCCTGCCGCTTGCTCGGACGCGATCTGGCACCATGACGTTGAGCGAGGATGACCACGGACTCTACATGGAGGCGAGGCTTGACCCGCGCGATCCAGATGTGCGCTCGATCGTGCCGAAGATGAAGCGCGGCGACTTGGACAAGATGTCGTTCGCCTTCATCCCGGAGACGCAGGAGTGGGATGAGAGCGGCGACATGCCGCGACGGACGATCAAGCGCGTGTCGCTTTACGATGTCTCGATCGTCACCACGCCGGCCTATGACGGAACAGAGATCGGCCTTCGGTCGCTTGAGGCGCACCGCAAGGCCAAGAGGGCTGCCAACTTCTCTGCGGCGCGCAAGCGCATGGAGATGAAGGCGAGATACCACGGTCTGACCCGTGAGAACGGCTAAGGCGCGCGCCTTTGCCTATTTGGTGAAATGGCTCAACGAAAGGAACCAGCCATGAACGTCAAAGACCTGCGGGAGCAGATGGCGCGCATCGCGACCGAAGCCCGCTC